ACCAATTTTATTGGGGCGGAACTAGGTCTATGAGTATGAAAGATAAAAAATTACCATTTTTGCGTACACCATATAATTATGATGTAGATAAAGTATCTGATGAGACTGGGCTTACATGCCCCGAGCCTACATTGGCTCAACAGAACTTTAAGGACGAATGTGATATTAATTATATCGTTCGTCAATTTGGATTAACCGGTGAACTACCCGGTAAGCCTTTAAGTCCCCAATATGGGGATTTTACAGGGGTTTTGGACTATCATTCGGCAGTTAATGCCGTGTTGGCAGCCCAAGATGATTTTATGGAGCTGCCAGCCCATTTGCGGAGTCGTTTTAACAACGATCCCGCAGAATTAATCGATTTTTTAGAATTAGAAGAAAATCGTGAAGAAGCAATTAAGCTTGGCTTAGTTGCTGCCAAGCCCATTTCTGAACCAGAAACACCGATCGGTGAGGCGAAGCCCACCGAAGCACAGTGACTTTACTTGATGTAACTGTGCTAGGTGACACCAAAGACCACAAGGAGAAGTTATGCTACGTAGAAAACATGTAAATAAGAGAATGTCAGCAAGAAGCTTTAAACGTAATGTAAAGCGCACTAAAGCTCCCAATATGCGTTTGAATCCTATGCGTGGTGGTTGGAGATTGTAATTGCCATGCTATCATCCGATAGCGGCATTTCAGACAGTAGATGGTCAGGTTGTTTTTAGCGAAAGGCGGTATTTTGACATTAGTCGATCGTTATCACTGCCTTGCGGTCAATGTGTTGGGTGTCGTTTAGAGCGTAGCCGTCAATGGGCTATGCGATGTTTGCATGAAGCGAAGTCTCATGAAAAGAATTGTTTTATCACGTTAACGTATAACGATGAACATTTACCTAGAAATAGGTCGTTAGATTATCGTGATTTTCAACTTTTTATGAAAAAGTTTAGGAAGAAATTTGGTGCTAACATTAGATTTTATATGTGCGGAGAGTATGGTGAACGCTTTGATAGACCTCACTTCCATGCCTGCATTTTCGGATTTGATTTTTCAGATAGAAAGTACTACAAAACCACGGGCTCTGGTAGTAAGCTTTATCGATCCACAGAGCTTGAAAAATTATGGAAGTATGGCTATTCGTCTGTCGGAGACGTGAATTTTGAATCAGCTGCGTATGTAGCTAGATATATTATGAAGAAGGTTACTGGTCAAGGTAAACATGATATGCATTATAAGTTTACAGATATGGAGACTGGTGAAATTTTAGAGAAAAAGCCCGAGTTTAATAAGATGTCATTAAAACCGGGTATTGGTTATGAATGGTATAAGAGATATCGTAGTGATGTGTATCCTCATGATTATGTTGTTATTAATGGAAAGAAAGTTAGACCTCCTAAATATTATGACTTGAAATACGCAAAAGAATCCCCATTTGAATGGGAAGAAGTTCAGCAAAAGCGTATAGATGTTGGTAAAGCGAACTTTGAAGATAATACCGATGCCCGGTTATTAGTAAAAGAGCAAATAACTAAGGCTCGGTTGAAGTTATTAAAACGTGAGTTAATTTAAGGAGTTGTTATGATTTCGGTTATTGTTAGTGTTAAAGATTCGGCAGCGGAAGCGTTTGGTCGACCAATGTATTTACAGTCATTGGGAGTTGCTATTAGATCGTTTACGGATGAAGTAAATCGTGAAGATAAGGATAATCAATTATTTAATCATCCAGATGATTTTGATTTGTATGAACTAGGTGTATTTGATGATTCATTAGGTAGATACGAACTTAGGGAAAACCCTACTGTAATAGTTCGTGGTAAAGATGTAAAAATTAAGTAATTCTTAAGGAGATAGAGATGTTTCGTAATCGCTCGGTAGATGTCCACCAGTTTGCAATGATTCCTAAAGCGGATATTCCCCGCAGTAAGTTCAAAGCACAAAAGACCCATAAGACAACTTTTGATGCAGGCTATTTGATCCCTGTGTATGTGGATGAAGTATTACCGGGCGATACTTTTAATTTAAAGATGACGGCATTTGCTCGTCTAGCTACTCCTTTATATCCAATCATGGATAACATGCATTTGGATAGTTTCTTTTTCTTTGTGCCCAATCGTTTAATTTGGAATAATTGGCAGAAGTTCATGGGAGAACAAGAAGATCCGGGTGATTCTATTTCTTATACTATTCCTCAGATTGTTAGCCCTGCTAACGGGTTCCCTACTGGTGGTTTATATGATTACATGGGATTGCCTACTGTTGGTCAAGTAGGGTCAGGTAATACAGTAAGCGTATGTGCGTTTTGGCCTCGCGCATACGCATTGATTTTTAATGAGTGGTTTAGAGATCAAAACATGCAGAATTCTGTAACGGTCCATAAAGGTGATGGGCCTGATACATATACAGATTATGCTTTATTACGTCGTGGTAAGCGTCATGACTATTTTACAAGTGCATTGCCTTGGCCTCAAAAGGGCGCTTCTGTTACATTGCCATTAGGAACAAGTGCTCCTATATATTCTGATGCTAATCCTACAGGTAATAATAGATTAAGTATTTATACAAGTGTAAATCCTAATGTTAAATATGCGATGGGATTAGATGGTGCTGGTAGAGTTGCCGTTGCTAATGATGTTACTGGAACATTAAATCCAATGTATGCCGATTTGTCGGCTGCTACTGCTGCAACAATCAATCAATTACGTCAGTCATTTCAAATTCAAAAATTATTGGAAAGGGATGCTCGTGGAGGTACACGTTATACTGAAATTATTCGCTCTCATTTTGGAGTTGTTAGTCCAGACGCTCGTTTGCAGCGTCCTGAGTATCTTGGTGGCGGTTCCACTACTATTAATATCAATCCTATTGCCCAGACAAGTGCGACCAATCTTTCTGGAGGTACTACAGTTTTGGGTAATCTTGCGGCTATGGGCACGGCACTCGCAAGTGGTCATGGCTTTACGCAAAGCTTTGTAGAGCATGGTGTTATTATTGGTTTAGTGTCGGTTCGTGCTGATTTAACGTATCAGCAGGGCCTTCCACGTATGTGGTCAAGGTCTACACGTTATGATTTTTATTTTCCTGCATTTGCTACGCTTGGTGAACAAGCTATTCTTAATAAAGAGATTTATGCACGCGGTAATAGTGCCGATAATGATGTTTTTGGTTATCAGGAGAGATGGGCTGAGTATCGTTATAAGCCATCGATGATTACTGGTTTATTTAGATCAACGACAAGTGGTACGTTAGATGCTTGGCATTTGGCTCAGAAGTTTACCTCATTGCCAACTTTGAATAATACGTTTATTCAAGATACACCACCAGTTGATCGTGTTGTTGCTGTCGGTGCATCTGCAAACGGACAGCAGTTTTTATTCGATAGTTTCTTTGATATTACTATGGCCCGACCCATGCCAATGTATAGTGTTCCTGGTTTAATAGATCATTTCTAATATGTGGGAGTCAATTGTTCCTGCCTTTATAAGTGCTGCCGGTAATTTTATTGGTGGTCAGCAACAAAGCCAAACTAATGTAGGTTTGGCTAATAGGCAAATGGCATTTCAAGAAGATATGTCTAATACTGCTTATCAAAGAGCAGTAAAGGATATGACTGCTGCCGGTATTAATCCTATGTTGGCAGCCAAGTTAGGTGGTGCATCAACTCCCACAGGTGCGCAGACTACTGTAGAGAATGTGTTAGGTCGTGCTGTTAGCAGTGGTGCGGATGCTTATCAAAAAGGTCAACAAGTTAGTAATTTACGTTTACAACAAGAGAATTTGAAATCTCAAAATTTGTTAACTCAAGCTGATGTTGTAAAACGTAATGAAGAGACTCAATTAATTAAAGCGCAGACTGCGTTAGCTATTGAATCTAGTGGTTTGCCTACTGCTCAGAAGAATCAGTTATTACAGTTAACAGGGTTACAAGCTGCTCAGACAACAACAGAGGGCCAAAGACCTAATTTGGTTAAAGCTCAAACTATGTTAGCCAAGAAACAAGCTGACAAAATATTAGCTGAAATTCCTTATATTGCAGGCTTATTACGGCATACAGAGCAACAGACACGCACGTCAAGTGCTCATGAAGGTTATATAGCTAGTCAAGGTTTGCATTCAGCAGCAACATTACCCGAATCAGTGAATCGTGGTAGATATGCTCAAATGACTGGTATGTTAGATCCTGCGGTTAAAACAGCAGGAGGTATATTAAGTTCAGCTGCTTCTGTAGGTTTAAGAGTACCAACTAAGCGTACTACTGTTGGTAGTTATGGTGGTACTCCAACGTTTCAACAATCAACTTATGGGTATTAAATGAAAGAACGTAAAGTGCCATTTTTAAGGACTCCATATAATTATGATGTAGATAAAGTATCTGATGAGACTGGGCTTATATGCCCCGAGCCTACATTGGCTCAACAGAACTTTAAAGACGAATGTGATATTAATCATATTGTTCGTCAATTTGGTTTAACCGGTGAGTTACCCGGTAAACCTTTAAGTCCCCAATATGGGGATTTTACAGGGGTTTTGGACTATCATTCGGCAGTTAATGCCGTATTGGCAGCCCAAGATGATTTTATGGAGCTGCCAGCC